TGAATCCATGTGAAGAACTGAAGGGCATATTACGCCATGTTCAAGTTCCATCATTAGATCACTCATAAAAGGTATCTCATCTACATCACTTAAAAATATTAAATCATCAAAGTCTAATTGACCCTCTTCATTTAAATAATGAACGGTATCACTTATTGCAACCCTTTGATAGATCTCTCCTGCTAAATCTCCCGGCCCTTTATACTTAGGCATATCTTCAATTTTTATATGTAGTATCTTATCAGCAAACTCAGAATAACGTTCTTTGTTTAGCTCATAATAGTAAGGCTTTGATTGACCAGAAAAGGTAGTATTAGCTTCTACTAATATAAACAGGTCAACGTAGGGATTGAGTTCCTGTAATCGAATGTCAAGTAAATCTAATTCGTTACAGAAAAGGAAAGTATCAATTATTCTTCTGTTGGGTAACTCTTTCATATAGCTGTTTAGTTAATTCAATATCATATAAAGCATCGTGTAATTCATCCTCGTTTACTTCAATATCAAAGTACTTGCAAACCTGGAACAATTTAAAATTAATCATGTTAGGCCTTTCTTCCATGATTTTATATGCAACCAGGTTCATTACATCAACTGGCGGGAACCAAAAGAAGCTCCCAAAGTATGAAAAGTTTTGTTTATCAAACCAAGCTCGAAAGAAGTCATAGTCAAACTTGGCGTTGTATCCTAAGAATATAAACTTATCTTTCTTATCATAAGGATCGATATACTTATTAAACATGTCTATAAGATCTTGCTTAACAGTTGTGGGATCAGGATAAGTTTTTAATTGAGCAACAGAAGTTCTACAAACCTCTAAAGCTTTATTTGAAACTGCAGTTCCTTTTAAAGGACGTACTTGAAAACAAAAGGTTTCCTTCTCAACTCCATCTATTTCAATTATTCCCGCTATTTGAATAATTGAATGGCGTGAAGGATTTAACCCAGTTGTTTCTAAGTCCAACCAGAATTTTTTCATGTGTTCCTCGGTATGTGTTCATCTATTAATCGCTGCCCAATCTACATGCCCTAATGGTTTACCATCTTGGTGATAGACTGCTACGGCAAGTGCATCCCATAAGTGATTACTAATCCCCTCCAAGGGTTGCCCTTTCTTTGATTCGCCAAACCTTAGCTTGAGCGATTGAATAACTTGTGTTTTCTTTTTGCCCCTTATACCACCCGTAATGTGGCTAAGTATAGTGGGCCTAGTGTACAAATAAATATTAGCATCATCTCCAAAGGCTTTCTCAAACCTGCCAACTGCTCTAACAGTTAAAAAGGTTGTTTGCCCTACAGCCATTCCATAAGACTGTACAAATTCTATGGATAGTGTATCTTTAGGATTAAATGATTCTAAAGCCTGTTCAATTTCAAGGTTCCCGGCGTACTTTATATAAACCACCTTGTAGTCCTCATCAATGCCTACTAATGCCGATTGTGTTGTTCCCGGATCTATTCCGTAGGTTATGCGTCTAGCCAAAAAGTACTTTGGGGTTGTGAATTATCTACTGAATGTTCTACTCTATAATGAACAGTGTTACCACTAGAACCAAAAGCTAGATTACCCGCTTGAAACCAATGCCCTGGTACAGTAGCATGTTTAGCAAAATGACTTTCGCCTGTATCACTTAAGGTCAAACCATAAGACCCATTACTTGCCGATCCCGTGTTAAAACCGCCACCTGAAGAACTATCCTTTTTTATTTTAGGGGCTTCAGTAGCATGATAGAAAGTAGTAGTAAAAGAAGCAATTCCAACCGTTGCAACATTGATTCCCGCAATTTTGCCTGGCCAATTCTTTTGATTACCAGTAGCAGTATTAGTATATACAATATTAGGTATTCTAAGAAAATGGTTATTAATAGTATTAGCCGTGTAATCTCTATTATCACCTGAATCTATGTAAATTGCCATCTATTTATCCTACGTTAAAAGTTTTGATTCCGATAAAAGAAGTTTACTTAAGCGCCAACCAAAGTTTAACTTTTTCATTTAATCTGCCATTCTCTTTCGTTAGAATCTACAAGTTAGTCTGCAGATCCCCTTTTAAATCCATTATCGGAATCTTTTTAATTTAAGAGAAAATATCCTTATTTCTTACTGAGTTTATCTGCTTCAGCCATTGCTTTTTTCATAAGACTGGTTGCAACTATAAAAGCTTCATCCGCTTTTTCATGATAAACTTTAACCGTTGGTTTTACAACCCCTTTTGAATCTACAGTATACTCTACATGAGATGATGCCCTTGGGTATATCTCAACTTCTTTCTCAAGCAATTCCCCTTTTGGGTTTACTCTTTCAGTTACCTTCATTGCGGGATTACCGTTGAATGCTTCCATCTGATTTATTACTTCTTCAGACGGCTTTTGTGGATTGTGATTTTCATTAGCCATTATTGAACTCCTGTTGTTTTTTGACGGCTTCTTTATAAAGCCCATCTATTTGATTTTTAGTATAGCCTCGTTTTTCAAAGGCTAGTGCCCTTTTCATATAAGTCATTGGTACATCGGATAGATTATAATCCCTACCAAATTCATCTACAAAAACTTGCGTGTTTAACCACCTGTCTTTACTCATGCTTCTCCCAACTGTGTAGTGTTATTAATTATCATTGACAAATTAGCCTCTTCGTCAGGTATACTAACGCTTTGGTTTTGTGCAATGATTACCAGTTCAGCATATACTTCCATGTGTGAAATAAGCATTGGAATACATGCTGATGCTAAATCTGGGTGTTCAGACATCAAGTCAGCTGCTTGAAGTCCTGCTGCTAAGATCTTTAGTCTTAGTGGCCCTAAAGTATCACTCTCCGATCCAAACTCTGGATCTTCAAGTAATTTTTCTAATTGTTCTAACATTTTTTGAAATCCGCTCAATTAACTCCCCTGCTTTTCATTTCTTGTTGGTTTAATACTGTTTTTTGCAATATCTCAGTAACTACCAATTCAAGTTCGGGATCCGATTGATTTAAAACTTTATAGCTTTTATTCTTGTAAGTAATTTCTCCATCAACCATTTCTTGCCATTTGACTGGTGTAATTATTTCACCATCTGAGTCAACCATTGTTGTTTGTTCTTGTAACACAAAAGTACCATCAAAAGTAATACCTTCAACTTTTTGCATTCCAAATACAATAATCTTTTCTGAAACAACATCAAGATTATCAGGCAATACCTCACCCGACTGTTTTATTGTAATACTATCAATAACCATGTAAACTCCTTTTGTTTGTATTGTTTATAATTAATTGATTAAATATAAAAACTTATTAACTTTATTGAACCGTTGTCTAGTTGCCGTCCCAAATATCAAACCAAGCCTCCTTTTGTTGGATTGAAGTGCCGGGTAACCCGTTTTGCATTTGCCATTCTCCAATTTCTCCAACCATCAAAGTAGGAGGGCTGCATGAGACAACTGTTGAGGCCGCATAATTACTACCTAAATATACCCTAGTAAATCTGATAGGTTTGGGACCGTGGTTCTTAACTTTACCCCAAGCTTCTTGGACATGACCATCACCGACCCTTATATAAACTACAGAGACTGTAACCTCGTTTACTTCTTCCTCTTCAACGTAGGTTATATAAATCTCTTCTGTTGTGCACCCCGAAAAGAGAAGCAAAAAAGTACTATATAATAATATTGTATAAGATTTCATGTTTAAATCCTTTTTAATTGATTTAAATAAATATAGATAGCACTTGAACTATTTGTAAAAGATCTCAAAACTTTTTTTAATAAAACGCTATATTATAATATTATGAAAGATAAACGCTATAAAGTAGATCAATTCATTGTTAATGAAATGAGACTTTGCCGTGAAACGGGAATGAGCTATCAAGCTATTGCTGATGACTTTGAAGTTTCTTATTCAACCGCATTGTATTGGTGTGATGAAAATCAAAGAGAAAAACAAAGGGCAAAGAATGCAAAAAGACGGAAGACAGGTGATGAATTAAAAAAGTCTATAGAGGTTGATACCGCCCGCCGTAAAGATTTACTACAAACTAATAAGACTGCTAAATTGAAACATGCTATTGAATCAGCAAATGCTGAAACCCGAAGTAAAAGGCGTACAGTATTAGGAATAGATTTAAAAGATGCAAATGAATTATTAGCAAGTGGGAAACTACAAAGGCCAAATGCAAAAGTTAAGTGACTATGAAACCGAGCTATGGACGGGGGAAATAGAATACCACACCTATAAAGCAAGTAATTGGTACCAAGTAGGTGGCTTTAAACATCCATTAGTTCAAATCCTATGCGAAAGGATACAAAGAGATCCTTTAATAGCCCAAGTATCTTATGATTATGAGGTATATGTTATTGGCGGAGTACTTGAGGATTGGATAACGGGTGATATTGATTTTGCAGTTATAGGTAAATATAGGGCTTTAGCTATTAAAATAATATTAGAAAGGATTGTAGAATTAGGCTTTCGATATCATATTTATGCTGATGTTCATTATCAAGAAAAATTATGGCGAGTTGATGAGTGGAGTAAAGGAGAGATTGAAGGTGAAACAATTCAATGCTACAGTCTTTCGAACTATTTCGTAAAAAATGGGGCTCGCTTAGATTGTAACCATTACAAAGAGGTGGATGGATTGTTTACTTATCCATTAAATTACCCTTTTAGAAAACATATTGTAAAAAGAGATGAGGGCTATATATACAATGCCCCGATTAGGATATTATGAAAGTACATGAAAATATAATTAGGAAATCAAGGGAGTTAAATAAAACTGAAATAATAGTCTATTTAACAATCCGAAGATATATGTCGGCTCGTCAAGATATACCGATTGACCACGTACAAAAGAACATTTTAAAGCTCTCTGATCTCGAGATGGGCAGAGCTTTAGTCAAATTGTTGGAACTGGGGTTCTTTGAACTACAACTAGACAGTTTAAATGACGTTTTAATGAAGGAAACAGCCCTTTTAACGGTTCGAGATTTAGACTCAGTGAGTGGGGGCGACGAGCATTATATATATTACTTAATAAATAGTTATAAGAATAGTAAAGATATTACTCCTAATAGTCTAGCGAAAACTAAAGTGACTGTTAAGTTTAAAAGAGTATTAGAAAAACTTTCTGGGCTGCATGCGAAGAAAGGTCAAATGGATCTCGTAAATCATTTGGCTGATAAGCTTGTAGATAAACATGGAATTGGACGGACAGCTGATTGGAGACGACAACAATGGGCTATTGCGGGAAGACTACTTAGAGAAAACAAATTACCTTTAAAAGATTGGATTGCGGCTATTGATTATTTTCTAGCGCAGGAATTTTGGGATGATAAACTCAACTCATTAAAACAGGTTGAACAAAACATTCATCAGTTTGTAATGAATCGTAAGAAAGCAACCCCTACGTCAAACGTTAAAGTTGATATTATAAAGTGAGGAAATAATGAAATACGATTTTGATATACCTTATGATGATAAAGTTGATTACACCAATTATTATTATTTTGAGAAGGCTTTTAATCAAGAAGAGATTAGGCGCATCCACGGTTTAGCCGATCAGGTTGATTTTATACAAGCTACTACTGAAAACGATGACGGTAGTGAGGAGTTAGAAACGGTTAGGAAAAGTTCAATCAAATGGCTCCCGAAGAATGAAGACAGTTTTTGGCTATATAATAAGGTAGGCGAAATGGCTATGGAAGCAAACGACAATATGTATAAATTTGATTTAACAAACTTTAGAGAGGAATTTCAATACACCATCTATCCAAAGGATGCTGGGCATTATGACTGGCACATGGATATTGGAGGTAGCGGTTTACTTACTCAACGTAAGTTAAGTTGTACTATTGAGTTAAGTGAACATGGCGCAGACTACGAAGGTGGGAAACTACAGGCAAATTTAGGTAGAGGTATTACAGAAATGCCACAAGGGGCGGGTACTGCAGTTTTCTTTCCTTCATTTTTTGTTCACAGAGTTACCCCTGTTACTAAAGGGGTTAGAAAATCATTAGTGCTTTGGATGGGAGGACATCATTATAAATAAGAATTATTTAAAAATATGGGGATTTAAGGAGAGAGACTATGAACAAACGTTCGAACAACTCAAAATTAGCCGTGGTGTTATACAACATCTTAATAAGTATGTATCAAGTTTTCCTAATGACGGCGGCCTTTGTTTTATGGGGAATCCAAAGGTTATTACCCGAACAATGGCTAGAACTTGTAAAGAAATATTTGACCAAGGCAGTTTCAAAAATAGAGTATGCATTATTGACGTGCCTAGCTATCTTATCGGAATTAGTTCGATGGATTTTGGAGACCGCTCAAGGGAAGAGGCGAAAATAAACGAGGATCTAATGAACTCCGATTTAGTAATATTTCAAGAATTAGGATTTACCAAATGGAATGAAGCGCAAAGAACAAGACTCTATACGCTCATATATAAAAGGTACTCCAATAAATTACCAATGTTTATTACGGTGAATGGTACACCAGAACTACTAGAACAAAATATTGGCAGCTCTAACTTCTTTCGGGTAGCAGATGCTTGTCAATTTATACAAATATAAAGGAAAGCAAGGATGCAAGAACCAGAAGGATCACTTACCGGAACTACCACATTAAAGACACTTATTGACCATTATGAATGGATGGTTAGTGCGGGCAAGATTAAAGTGGGGGGTGCTGGATGGAAAAGGTTACTTCAATTAAAAGAACGACGAAAAGCAGAATGGAACGCTATGAGAAGGAAATATGGAAAATCATATCAAGGTAAGTTATAGTGGCGGATAAGCTACCACAGAATATAGAAGCTGAAAATGTTGTATTAGGTTTAATGATGCTTAGTAGAAGCTGTTTATCAAAAGGTATGTCCTCTTGTTCTACAGATCACTTCTACAAGAAGGATAATAGCTTGATATTTGCCGGTATGGAGGCTCTATTTACGAAAGGTAAGGATGTTAGCCTAGTTTCTCTTACCGAGCAGCTTAAGAGCACGAATACACTCTCAGCTATCGGAGGTGGTTTAAGATTGGCTGAATTAGCTGAAAGTTCAATATCTGATACTGAATTTGAAACTTATGCTTCAATACTTGAAGACAAGAAAATTAAAAGGAATCTAATTGTTGTAGCCAATGAAATTCAAAAGAAGGGTTACGATGATGTAATGGACCAAGACTCTTTCTTAAAATATTCAATGGATGCTTTATGGCAAGCTACCCCTTATTATTCTAGTTCTATTCAAGTTGTTAGCTCGGGGGATATGTCTGATGTAAGACGGGATGACTTTATTAAAAGAAAGAATAGACGGGTTGTTAACTTTGGTTGGGATAACCTTGATGAATTAATTGTTAATGGTTTAAGTCCAGGTGATCTTAGTATTATGGCTGCAAGACCAGGTTTAGGTAAATCATCTGTTAAAACTAATATGATGTATAACTTACTTGAACGAGGGCTAGGGGTTGTTAACTTTGGGATTGAGCAAGGCTTTACGACAGAACAAGATAGGCTTGAATCTATTATGACTAAGATTCCATTGTCAGAAATTATTCAATCGTGGGGTTGGAAAGATGGAGACTATAGACTTGATCTCATAAAGAAAGCTAACAAGAAAATTGATGAAGAATATAACTACCATATTGTACCTAGTAGATCAGTATCAGTTGCTGATGTAAGGAGTGTACTTTATCAAATTACTCAACGTAGTAAGGTTGATGTGGTCTTCTTTGACTTGTTTGATAAACTTATTGATGTAAATGTTTCGGCTAACAAAGCTCAAACAGTTGGAGTAAAGCTAGGGGAAATTTCCCGAATGGCTGAAGAGTTTGATTGTCATATATGCTGTCTAGTACAAATTAACAGGCAGGTAGAAGGTAGATCAGATAAACGACCAAAGATTTCAGATTTAAAAGATTCGGGTAACTATGAAGAAGCAGCCCGATTAGTAATGCTTCTATATAGAGAAAAATATTATTTCCAAGATTCAATGAATGATGAAATGGAAATCATTGTAGCAAAACAATCAAACGGACCCACTGGTACAGCTACAATGATATTTAATGAAAGTACCCTTGAGATTGAACCAAGTGAAGGTGGATTGGAGAACTTTTAATGATTACAACTATAGAAAGTAGCAACTTTAATAGAATATACTTAGACTTAGTCAAAACGGTAAGAGATAAAGGGGAACTGGTTGCAAAGACTAGAGACCTTATGGGCGTTCAATTAATATTGACTGATCCTACTCAAAGCCTTTTATATTATAAGAAAAATTGGAAATGGTGCTTTCAAGAATTATTTGATAGGATGTCAGGAGTATTTGGAATGGCACATGAATATCAAAATCCAGGTTTGGCTTATCAATACAGGCCAGCATGGAAAAGAAAACTTGCTAAAGAGAATGGAGAATTCCATTATGCTTATGGTGAATGCTATGCAAAACAGGTACCTGCTACTATTAAATTGCTAAAGAAAGAAAAAACAACGCGGGAAGCCATTATCAATATGTGGCACGATCATTACTTACTAAAGGTACCAGATTATAATAGACGTCCTTGCACTTTGACTTTACATTTTATTAGGCGGGATGACAAATTACATTTATATGTAAATATGAGGACTAATGATATAATCAACCTTTTACCTTATGATGTTTGGCATCATACTTTTCTACAGCGCTACATTGCGAGTGTATTGGGGCTTGAGGTAGGAAGCTATAATCATTTTGCCACTCACATGTATTACCCTAAAAGAAGAGAATTACCTGAACGTAATTATTTGGAAAAATTTGTAAATGAATTGGAAAATGTTAACGAGATGCAATATGAAATTACTAAAACCTCTCAAGGTCGGGATCTTCATGGGTCGATGGAAAAACAATACGCCATGTATAATGAAGCTTTACCTAACTTGGATGATATAGAATCTCCATTAGTCCAAGAAATGATGAAGTTTATTATGAATATGCCTACTCAAAATCAAGAGTTTAACTTATTAAAGTAAGCTAGATCAAAATATTTGTTGTATTTACGTGAATTTTATTTGTATATTTGAATACTATATTATACACAATTACAACAATGGAGGTTAAATGACAAATGAAGAAGCTATTACATTAGTTGATGAATTTAAAAAAACAAATTCTTCTTTCGTCTTTGAGGAACTCTGGGCTTCAACAGTTATGATGGTAAATCCGTACAAATACTTTGATCCATCCGGTGCAAGGGATGAGGAAGATTTTGAACAGGTTACTAGAATTGGGCTTTATCAAGCTATCAATTCTTATAAGCCCGATCATGGTTCTACAATATTGACATGGATAAGAATGAGAATGCACCAAATGCTTGTAAAAGAGGTTAGAAAAATGGTTAGGGAAAGTAGACTAGGGCATAAGATAAGTCTTGATACTGCATATCAAGAATCTGAAAATTCAAGCCCCGTTGAACAACTGATTTATAACCAAATGAAGGAATCTGAAAATTATTCCCCTGAATTTAGGGAGGAATTATATTGGCAAATATTTGCGGATGTTGAAGATAAGGTAAGCCGTAATAGGCAATTAGCAAAAGTCTTTTATTTTAAAATGGCTTTTCCTAAAGCTACTCGTAGTACCATATCAAAAATGTTTGGAATTAGTAGACCGTGCATTAGTACTTACTTTGATACTATTCGCACTTGTGTTACTATAGCAACGGATAAATATGCAATTTAGTTTAGGCAACAGTTATACACTAGTTACTAATGAATCAACTGAACAAGCTGAAATGCTCCATAAATGGTGCAATAAAGAGTTTGAGTATTATGGATTAGACTTTAGTCAACGCCCTCCTCGTAGGACTAAAATGACTACTGCTTTACCATATTACAAATATAATAAATTCCCGTCAGGGTGGACCGGTAAGTTCCTAAGTAAATTAAAAGATATGGGGATTAAAGTATCTTTTAAAGACATTAGGACCAAGCCCAAGGACACACCACAACTCATGTCTTTGTTGTCCACAACTACAATTCCACCCTTACGGGACTATCAAGATAGGGCTGTAACCAAGTCTTTACAATCTTCACGCGGGATAATACATCATGCAACAGGAGCGGGTAAAACGGTTGTAACAGCTGCAATACTAAGAGACTTAGGTTTACCCTCATTAATTATTGTACCCACACTTAATCTATTATTACAAACTGCTGATGACATGAGGGGTTTTCTAGGGGAGGAATATGTAGGAGAGATTGGAGAGGGGGTATTTGACCCCAAACTATTTACTGTTGCTACTGTTCAATCCTTATGGTCAAAGATTAAAAGGAATGATCCACAACTATCAGATTTATTTAAAAAGATTGATGTACTTTGTATTGATGAGGCTCACCACATTAACGTAGCAGGAAAGAATAAGATTCAAAATACCTATTTTAAAATAGCTACAATGTTAGATTGCTATTACAAATTTGGATTAACTGCTACTCCAGGTGACTCAGGTTCATTAGAAAGGGAATTACTTGAAGGGGCTACGGGGCGGATAATTGACCACGTTACTAGTAGTGAATTAATCAAGCGAGGATTATTAACTAGACCTTCAATTCAAATGTATAAGGTAACCCCACCACAAAGATATTCTGATTGGCAAGTAGCTTATAAGGAGAATATTTTAAAGAATGCAAGACGCAATGCTAAGATAGTTCAATTAGCTGAAAACTTTGCAAAGGATAATAAGTCAGTATTGATTACGGTTACTCGGGTTGCTGAACATGGAGGCTTATTAAATGATCTGATTGAAGATGCGGTATTTATGTCAGGTCAAACACCGGCTGAAGAAAGAAAACAAATACTTGAAGACTTTGGCAATAAGAAGATAAAGATTTTAATTAGTACAGTTGTTAATGAAGGAGTTAACATTCCGTCAATGGATGTAATTATTATGGCAGGCGGAGGTAAGTCTAATAAACAAACAGTACAAAGAGTAGGTAGGGCTTTACGTAAATCGGAGGGTAAATCAGAAGCAGTTATTATTGATTTTATGGATGCAGATGGTGGAATGCTACAAAGACATTCTAAAGCAAGACTAAAGACTTATAGAAAAGAAAGTGAATTTGAGATAAAGGAAATGATAGATGTCTTCTAATTTCAAACCTAACCTTACTCCTCAACAAATATTTTCCTATGGTAGTTTTGGCGGGTCATACTGGCGTCCTATTGACGGCTATGTTGATGAACACTTAGAATTACCAAATGAATGGTGGACCCATATTAATAGTAACTTATTAACTTCAACCGTTGATGATAAAAACGTCAATAAGTATAAAGTAAGGGCGGGATCATCTTTGGAAAACTGGAGGGAAAAAGGCTGGATTAAAGAAAACATCGATCCTTATGGTTGGGTACAATGGTATTGTCATTATTGTGCTGGTAGAAGAACTATTGATGATAGCCGTCAAATACAAAGATGGTTAAACTTTGCAGGCCCTAATGGTAGATGGAGAAGAAGACTTATTAGTTCAATAAAGAAAAAGGCGGGACAATATGATGATTACTCAATCAGCCCCGTTATTCGACAAAGCCTACAACATTGGGCTTATGAGTTAACACAGGAGGATTTTGAATGGCAGTAAGAAGAAATATACAGACAGGCGCTTATGAATTAGATATTGAATATAAACAGAAAGACTGGGGTGCAGAATTTGTTATACCTTCAGCAAATGCTCAAAACTCAAGTCTTACTTTTGATAAAGCTCAATCCTTTGGATTTAAAATTTCTTTACCCTACAGTATTATACTAGATGGTAAGTCTAGACCCTTTTCAGGCTCAGGAGGCCCAGCCCCTAAAGAACAAGAATCTTTTGAATACGAGAATGGATATGCGATTGATTTAGGACTGGAACTTCAATTACCTCCTCGTACATGCTTTTTAATTATGGGGCTAGATCCACATATTGAAGATTACGTTATTGACAATGCGGAACCAAATAGATTTGATAAGCTCTACTTATATTCTAAAAAAGATACTAATGGAAAGGCAACAGAGATAACAAAAGGTCAGCCAATCTTATGGGTTTTACCTATACCAGATATGGCTTACAGTTATCAATACAGGCGAAAGGCTATGGGCAAAATTGGGAAGAAACAAAACTAAATGGGGCGGATATAAGTTAGCCGCTAAAAAGAAAGCTAAAAGTTCTAGAAAACGAAAAAAGAGTAAAAACAACAATGGCAAAAAAAGATAATTTATATAAACAACTTTCGATTTATGTACCAAAGTTTCAAAGAAATTTTATAAAGATATGTGAACAATATGCTAAAGCTAAATATCCAGATTCTAGCTTTTCAAATTTTGTAATCCAGGCTGTATCAGATCATATCAATAAACTTTCAAGAGAAGATAAAAAACTTTTTGAAGAGCAGGCATATAAACTTGCTCAAAAAGAAAAACCAACTACAACAGAGTTTGTAGATAAATTCATTAAAAACATGTAGGGAGGTCAACATGGGAATGGAAATGCTAACTAAAGATGATATAAATAATATCATTGATTCACCAAATCTAACCTCAACTGAAATAGTTGATGTTATCAAAAGTGAATTGAATATTGATATAGATCCGGGCTTGTCAAGAGAAGAAATGGTTGATGAAGTCTATGATGCATATCAATTAGCTTTACAAGAGATTGAAAACCGTAAACAAGAAGCTGCAGTAGAATCAGGCAAGAAAACCAATAAGGTTACTAAGTCGGGCTTTAAAAGAAGTAATAAACAATTTATCATAGATCTTATTATGGAAAATAAACATACTAAGAAAGATCTTATTGATATTACTAATAGTGAAAGAGGTTATTCAGCAAGAGGGGCTACTTGTAAGACAAGGGTTTCAAGAGTTATTAGGGAATTAACCAGAAATGAACAATTAGAAATGGCTGCAGATGGAGTCTATAAGTATATCAAATGAAAGAAGATAGAACAGATTTGATCTTTGGGTTTCTAATTGCTATAGCAATTATAATATTTCATGCTGTAGCTTTATGGCTGGTGTCAGGAGGATAAATGATTATTATAATCGAAGGAGTTGATTGTGGTGGTAAAGGTTGGATGGCTGAAAGGCTACTCAAAAAAATACCAAACTGCTATTACATAAAACATGGTAATAGACCACTTAATTCTAATGAAGATGAGCTTGCAAAATTACAGGCAAGCTATAAGACAATGTTAAAAACTTATTATCAAGCTATACAGCCTGTTGGCGGTACATTGATAATGGATAGGTTTTATCAATCAGAATTAGTCTATGGTTCAATATTACGCGGGTATAACCCTTATAAAGATCCTTTCTATAAAGAATTGGAAGCAAGGGTTAAACATGAACCACATCTATATTTAGAAATATTTGCTGAGGAAGCTGATATACTCAAGAGAATGGAAATTAGAGGTGAAGACTTCTTAAAACAAGAAATGGTACCCAAAATCATGAAAGGCTATTTGGAATATAAAACTGAACATTGTACTTTGAATAGTTTAAGAATCCGTTCAAGTGATTCAAATGTTAATGGAATTATAGAAAAATATGCCAGTACCATTTAAAAAACACATAATACCAAAGGAGAACAAAATGGCAAGAACAGCGAAGTCAAAGCAGGTCCTTAAAAAGGATGTCAAAAGTGAACAAGGTTACAAACTTGTTTATAATAAAGCTTACCGTGCTGGAAAGAAAACGGGCTGGAAACAAGGTTTCAAAGCAGGCGTGGTTGAAGGGCGTACCCAACGGCGCGGAAAGATGGAAGAGATCGGGTTTCTAGATAGAGTAGTAAATGGAATGAAAAACTTTTTAAGTGGGCCTAACTAATGTTATTAAAATTTAAGAAATTATACGATCATGCAATAATACCACAGCGGGCTAATGAAGGCGATGCGGGTATGGATGTATTTACAGTTGATGAAGTTGTTATACCAGCCCGAGGGGATGCTATGACTGGACTTGGATTGGCTTGTGAATTTCCTATCGGTTACGCTTTAATGGTTTGCAATAAATCCGGTAGAGCTACAAAGCTTAAACTAGATAAAGGGGCTGAAGTAATTGATTCAGGTTATAGAGGGGAAATACATGTCCACTTATTTAACCATTCAGACGAGGATGTTGTAATACCTGCGGGTGAAAAGATTGCTCAATTAATTTTGATGAAAATTTGGACAGGTCAAGCTGCTGAAGTTGATGAACTTGAAAAGAGTCAACGAGGTGATGGTGGGTTTGGCAGTAGTGGATTGAAACAAAAATAGATGTTTGTCCAAGTTACAGGCAAGAATATGTCTGAACTCTGGTTCAACCTTTTAGTACATACTGCTACCGGTAATCAACATTCTTATTATTATCCAACTATGTACTCCAGACGGGTGTATGGATTTACGGAAGGTATCCATTTTGATGATACCATTTTAGAGAAGGACTTTTATAAATATTCGGGTTATAATAAAGATATAAAAATAAAGCGGCTTCGAGAAAGTTACTTTGGACCTAAAGTGAAGAAACAATATGACCTCCTCGTTTCTAGCATTAGACAACTTCAGCCAAGACAAGCCAGAGGATTAATTTCTTTTTCGGAGCCAGCTTTTAATCGTACTGATAGACTAAAATGTTTAGATAGTTTATATATACAAAAGTCTACAATGACTGAATATGAAGCTTTGATTGTATTTAGGAATACAGAAATATGGCCAAAGACTTATATGGATTTTGAATTCTTATATGAAATGTTAGCGGGGTTTACTCCGTATAAAGTAAGATGTACTTTGTTTTCTTGCTTTTTAACCTCATCTTTTATCAATATGCACCAAGCCCCAACCGCTGCAATGATGATGAGGAAGTATGGTATTACTAGTTGGAATCCCTCATTCAAGGAGATGCTAGTTAGATTTAAAGATAAATTTGGTGACCCTGCAGTCTATGAAACGGTTAAAATGCAATGGATTAAAAGGGTACTTAAAAGGACCTATGCCCTCATGGAAGAGGACGGGGTTGATATAGACATGTTAATAGGAGACTAATTATGGAATGGCTTACACATTTTTTTCATCACTTTTTTTGTTGCTACTTACCCAAGGTTCAAACCTTGATGCTATCAAGTGCAGGTATACTTGCGGGCTTAGGTATATGGAGACATAAAATTATAGCTTACTTTAAGGAGTGGGTATCTTGAACAAGACTTATGCAATAGCAATGTGGGATTTTTCTTGGTTAGAAAGATCAGAATACGATGATTGGGATAAAGCATTAGATGAACTTCAAGAAAGGGGTTATGATGCTCTTAGGATTGAAGCTTACCCTGGCCTATTCCCTAAAGCTGAAACTCTTGAACCTATTTGGGATGCTAATGACTGGGGTTCACCCGAGCCCGTATTAGTGGAAAGTTTTAAGCTCCACGATTTCTTAGCTAAATGTACAGGCAGAGATATAAAGGTAGGTTTATCAACTTGGTGGAGGGGATCTAGACCTAGCACAATTCAACAGGCTGCAAAGGCTTGGCAAACTGTACTAGATAACGTTAAAGCTTATCACGATACTATACTATATGTAGATGTATCAAATGAGTATCCATTAAATATTTGGACACCTTGGACTGAAGACCAATCAAGTACTCCTATCAATATCCTCTTAGAAAGTATTGATACACACGGGTTACCCGTTACCTATTCAGTTAATCAACAATTTACGGCTTACTCTGCAGGCAATGTTGATATGCTTAGTTTTAATATTTGGTTTGCTGCTCTTTCTACTTTTTATGACAGTGAACACCTCAATTATTCTTTTAATAAGTTTGGTAATGATGGATATGAAAAGCTAAAGAAGGCCGAACATTTTTATAGAAAAGAAGAAAGCCATTGGCTTGGTACTTTGGATGGAATGATTGCTGAAGCAGCTGATAAAGCTTTTGCTACTAAACTACCTATTATTACTAGTGAAGGCTGGGGACCGATTGACTATAAAGATTATGAAGGTTTAGACTGGGGTTGGGTAAAAGAAGCTTGTGCACATGGAGTTGATATGGCAGCCAGGACAGGGGCATGGAAAGCAATATGCACTAGTAATTTTTGCGGACCTCAATTTAAAGGAATGTGGAATGATATACAGTGGCACAAAGATTTAACCAATATAATTAAGGGGAGTAAGTGTACAATCTTATAACTCCTCATAACTCTAGAGTAACCAAGTTTCAACATCAGGGATACGATATTATTAAAAATTTATTAGACCCAAAAGAAGCAAATATGCTCCATCAATTTTATATGGACTATAATGACTGGGATATCTATTTATTTCCCGATGAGTTTCCAGCTCCTGATAAAAACCCCGAATATCCACTGGCTATTGTAAAAAAAGAGGATAAAAACTATGCAGAAAAGAAATTATATGCTCAAAAAACTCATCTTCATAATTTTAGTTATCATTATAGTAGGACTGACTACCTCCACCCTATATTAGTAACTCATTTCCAATCTGATGAGTTTATCAAAGAATTAGAAATAGCTACGGGTAAAACAGATTTAAAATTAGGGGTTAATTTTGTTAATTGTTTAGAATCGGGTGATTGGAATGGTCCTCACCATGATGGTATTCAAGGCCGGGTTGCTTTTATATATCACCTAACCAAAGATTGGAGACCTCAAGATGGTGGATTATTTTTTAGAACAGAAATCAATAATTGGAATAACATATTAAGTGTAACAATGCCTACGTTTAATCAATATGTAGTTATGGACGTAGAGGGGTATGATACAGGTGCTCCCCATTTTGTTTCTCACATAGCACCAGAAGTAACCAATAAACGTATAAGCTATATAGGATGGTATCAATAATGGATTATCAAAAAATAGGAAATGAAATAGGTAAATTAGTTAAAGAAAAGAATGCCGCTTATGGCGACTCTTTTGGTCAGGCAGGAAAAGTACTAGAAATACTTTACCCTAGCGGGGTTGACCCTCGTAGCTATACTGATTTTTTAACCATTATAAGAGTGATAGATAAATTATTTAGGATTGCTAATGAGAAAGGTGCTTTCGGTGAAAGCCCTTGGAGAGATATTGCAGGCTATGCTATTTTAGGGGTTGCTAACGATGAACAAAACGCAATGAGATTTGTATCACCACAGGATCCAGGCGATGAAAATGATCACGTTAATTATGATATAACTGCAAAAGGAGAAGAAAATGAATAAGTATTTTTATGAAGCAAAACTACTTAGAGTTGTTGATGGTGATACCATTGATGCTTTAATTGATGTAGGGTTTGATATATGGGTAAAAAAGAGAATTAGGTATATGGGCATTGATACTTGGGAATCAAGAACTAGGGATAAAGCTGAAAAAGCTAAGGGCTTATACGCAAAGGCCCGTAATAAAGAATTATTGGAATCAAATGAGAGTAAGTTCTTAGTTCAAAGCCACGGACTTGGTAAATACGGTAGACTGTTGGGTGAAGTATTTATTAAGAATTATGAAGGTACTGCCGAAGGCGGACCCTTTAGCCTTAATCAGATAATGATCCAAGAAGGTCATGCTTATATATATGATGGTGGTAAGAAAAAGGCTTTTTCCGGTTAAGCGGCTCCGTTACAAGAAAAACATACTTAACATATTTTGTTAATAATATCAACTTATTATAAGGAAAGCGAATATTAGATGGTACTAACAGTAAATGAAGCTATAGAAAAAGCAGCATTAGATTTATACAAAAATGGTGAAGAGGTTAAACCACTTAAGTGGCAATCCGTTGAAGTTGAACACCCAATGATTGAGGTTACTCAACGGTACTATCAAATGAAAATGCCATTTAATGAAACTATATTACAAAGTCAATGTAATGCCGACCAGCCTTGGGCTGAAGACCATTTTCAAGAACGTGTATCGGGTGAACCTTTGAACCCTGGTAATCAATATTATAATTGGCCTTATTATGACCACGGTAAAGACAATGAACGTTTTCGTGAAGGTGATAAACAATTTAGCCATTCTTATATGGAAAGATATTGGCCCCCTCGAGATCTCAAAGGTATTAGATACAACTACGGAGATTTAAATCATTTAATAGACCGCATGAAAGCTGACCCTTTAACACGCCAGGCTTACTTGTCGGTCTGGTATCCTGAAGACCAAGTTGATATTGGTGAAAGGGTACCTTGTACATTAGGTTATCATTTCTTAATACGTAATGATAAGATTGATTGTACTTACCATATTCGTAGTTGTGATATACGTAGACATTTTAAAAATGATATTTATATGACAATTAGATTAGCTCAATGGGTTAAAGACAAGTTAGATATGGATCTACAGATGGGTAATCTCAATATGTGGATTGGCTCTTTACATGCTTGGTCTTTTGAAAGATTTACATTAAAAAATGGATTACTCGGCCCTGAAGAAAAAGCAATGAAACACAATACACCTAAGAAGTGGCAGAAATGATTGCTTCAGGGGTATTCGGCGGTATTGGCGGTTCTTTATTAGGGGCAAAATGGGCTGGCTATGATATTGGGTTTAACGTTGAGCCCCGATCTTTTTATAATGAGGAAACATTTAAACATAATTTTCCTAATGCTTCTAGTTATACTTATTTAGATATGTATAATGAGTGGAAAGGTAAACCAATCAATTTATTAATGGGCTCCCCCGATTGTAAGCAATTTAGTAATCTTGGAATGAAAAGAAAAGACAGAGGAAGATTACATGAATTAGACCCTTTGGAATTTGATTATGTTAAATTTTTAATTGCAGTAAACGAATTAAAGCCAAGCACCTTTATTCTAGAGAATGTGCCCAATGTCTTAAAAACTTTTTGGTTTGAAGACAATTCATTAATGTTTAAAGGTGCTGGCCTCCCTGTATTAAGCTTACCTTATTACAAGATCCAAACAGTTATACTCAATGCAAAAGAGTTTGGTGTACCCCAGAGTAGGAAAAGGGCTTTTATTATAGGCAGTAGATTATTTGAACCCAAGTTTGATTTTGAAGAATTACTAAGAACAGATTATATACTCCTCCACAATCGTTATAATCGCGGGGACAGATTAAAAGATGTATTAACAGTTAGGGATGGAGTACCCAATCATAAAAGACCAAATCACTCCCTGAAGCGAATACAAGGTTTCGCTAAATTGAAGATAGGAGAGTCATACTATGGAACTCAAAATAACTTGAGGCTAGATCCAGAAAAACATGCTGGTACTGTTGCTTCCCATTGTTCACGGTTTGTCCACCCCTATGAAAGCAGAGTTTTAACCGTAAGAGAGAATGCTAGAATTATGGGTTTTCCTGACCACTTTAAGTTTTATGGTAGGGAAACCGGTCAATTAGATCAAGTAGGTAAGTCTATTGTGCCTCATTGTACTATGGCTATATCTCATTACTTAAAAAGAAATATTGAAGATGCACAGAGAAAGTACAGAACTATTTAGCCACATTCAAATAGAAGAGGTTATAAAAGAGTATTTACCCTTACAACCTATTGGTGAAAACTATAGAGCTAAATGCCCATTCCATCATGATAGTGACCCTTCAATGGTGGTATCACCAAAGATAGGTATTTTTAAATGTTTTGGTGCGGGGTGTGGGGCTACAGGTAATGCTGCTAGTTTTATATCAAAATATGATGACATTCCTTATCCATTAGCTTTAGCTCAATTAGCTGAAAAAATAGGTAAACCCCATTTGGCTCCAAAAGCAAGGGCTAAAGAGTTTAGTAATGTATTTGAGATTAATGAATTTGCTTTAAGTCTTTATTCTAATACTCTATTTCAAAAAGATTCAATTAGCGAGAATGCTAGAATGGCTTTAAGAGACCGTAGAATCACGCAAGAGACGGCAAAATTGTTTCAGTTAGGGTATTCACCAAATAATTGGACTTGGCTTGCTAATCAGCATTTAGACAATGAGTTATTAGAGAAAGCTAATCTAATTATTAAAACAGATGCTGGTCATTATAGGGACTTCTTTAAAAACAGAATTATCTTTCCTATCTTTTTCCAGAAAAAGCTTATTGGTTTTACAGGTCGTACATTAGGTGTATCTGATAAAATTCCTAAATATCTAAATTCAAGAGATACGGACTGGTTTAAAAAATCAAAGCTATTATATGGTTGGGCTCAAAATGTTCAAGAGATAAGAAGGCAAAGAGAGATTGTAATTACTGAGGGGCAATTTGATGTATTACAACTACATCAACGTGGTATCCAAAATGCTGTTGCAGTTTCGGGTAGTTATTTCGGACCTGACCAAGCAAACATGTTTAAGAAATATGTTAAAAAGGCTACCATTATGAGTGATGGTGATAAGGCGGGGATTGACGCTACTATACGGGTAGGGGAATTTTTAATTGAAAGGAATATTGATTCGCATATTATCCATGTTGAGGGTAAAGACCCCGATGATCTAGCTAGATATAAACACCGATTTAATTGGGATAAGTTAAATAATAAATATGGCTATAGCTTTGTTGAATTTTGCCATGAACAAAAAGGTTTAGAGTCTACATTAAAAAGAATATCCGGCCATCGTAATAAGTTAAAACTAAGCCAAGACTTAAGGAGATTAAGTGAATTAAGTGGCTATGATGAAAAGCATTTAGAACATTGGCTTACTCAATATAAGAAAGCCCCTTTTACAGAAGATATAAAAATTGATAATACTCAATTAAAATTAGAAGATGAGCTAATGCTATTATATGCAGTTGATGATTTAGATGTTCCAATAAATGGCTTTTTAAAGAAAAGATTAGGAGCAAACGTACTTGAAGTAATCAATAATAAACCAGACGGATTAGCTCAAGATCTAGCAAGAAATGATCAATTTGCGACTAGATTAACAATACTTGATAGAATTAAAGATAAAGAACAATACGCTAAAGATTTGATTATTAAGATGAATCTTGATTTTATGAAGAAAGAAGTAACTAAAAATAAGAAACTCTACAAAGAAACTGAAGATGTAAAATATCTGGAAGATGTAGAGAAAATGGTAAAAAACATAAATAAAATGAAGTTGAAGGTAAGAAATGGCAAAAGTTATAGCTCTACGCTTTGATACAATTAAAGAAGTATCAACATTAAAAACATTGATTGAAGTTGGATTAAGTGATCCAATGATTAGCCCCCGAGAAAAGAAAGAGGGCGAGGAACTTTTAAAAACCTTAAATGGTTGTGCTGAATTATTTTTGGATAGAGATACCCGAACCGTTGATGATGCAGGAGTTGATGTTGAAACAGGTAAAGTTGCTACACCCTCTCCCGATATAGACTATGAATCAAGTGAAAACAAAAGGTTTGCGGGTAGTATGCAAGATGATACTCAAGCAATGAACGCTTCAGCTTGTAAAACTTGTGATGATTAAGAGACTCAAAAGAGAAAAGTATTTTATGGGAATAGCAGAACTGGCTGCTGCCAGGGGTACTTGCCCCCGTGCTAAAGTTGGTTGCGTAATTGTCGACAAGAACAATCGAATTAAAGCTACGGGTTATAACAGTAGTAACCCTGGCCAGCCACATTGTGAGGATGATAGATGCATTGTGGTTGACCACCATTGTATTAGAACAATTCATGCTGAAGTAGCAGCTGTATTGAATTTGGAAAGAAGATATGATAAACTTACTGCTTATGTAACTCATGAACCTTGTATCCACTGTTACAAAGTTTTAACAGCTGCAGGTGTTACATTAATATTTTATAAGGAAAGGTATGGTAATATGATTGGTGAATATTATGCACTAAGAAAAGAGATTGGCGTACCTTTACATTGTACTGATGATTAATAAATTACATATATACATAGTTAGTCTACATTCAGAAAAAGTTAGAAAGCAACGATTAACTGATTTGTTGGATGACGCGGGCTTACTACCTCATTCTACCTTCATGCCCGCCATCCATAAAGATTATATAACAAAAAACTATTTAGATTCACAAGGCTACAAAGTATTTGATAAATGGGTAGATGCTAAGAATAAAAATAGAATATACCATAACCCCATTAAAACAGGGGAAATTGCTTGTGGTATTGGACATTATATGTGTTGGGAAGCTTTTGCTAAATCGGAATATGAATATGCTTTAATACTAGAAGATGATGTCTATTGGGAAGATGATTTACGTAAAGAAATTATGGAGTTTATGGAATTCAACCAACTTGATAAGTCTAATATCTTTTATTTGGGCAGGATTCCTCTTAGACCTAAAAAATATACAGGTTATGATAATTATGATGAAGTTAAAGATTCAGAAGAATGGGTTACAAAAAAATATACTAGACCCTATTTTTCTTATAACCTTCAATCTTATATACTAGACAAAACAGCAGTAAACACTATATTAGACCGCGAACCACAAAAAAACCTAATGACACCGGACGAAATAATACCCGCATTTTACAGCGACCATCCACATCCCAAAATAAAGAAACTTTTTCCTAAATCTTTAAAAGCCCTAGCTTTAACTAGGGAAAGCGAACCCGATTCCGAGATTTACAATAAATCAGTTGGAGTAACTTGGCAACAGGCTACTGAAGGTATTAGCTATTCTATATTAGATAGTTCGGAGTATTATGATGAATAATCAATTAAAAGACATGTTTGACTTGATTGAAAAATCAAGAGCCGAGCTAGACAATATAGAGCAAGATCTTCAAAGTAATCAAAAGGATTTGCTTAAATTTTATAAAAGGGGTAGCAAAAGGGCTGGCGTAAGAGTAAGAAGGAATTTGAAACTCTTAATGAACAAAGCTCAATCTATCCGAATGGATATACAAAGGTTATATAAAGAAAGAGACTTATTTAAAGGGACAGAATTTGAGAAAGACTACAAAAGAGATAAACCTACCACTTAGTAATTGTGGTGAATGTCAGCTATACAACGAAAAAAGCTATCATCCTCATAATTACTGGGGTAATCTAAACCAACCAGATGTTTTATTTATCGGGGAAGCCCCTGGTAAAACTGAACAAGAAACGGGTTTAGCATTTCAAGGACGGGCTGGAAAGCTTCTACAAAAAACTTTACAAGAAATTGGAATTACTAATTTTGCTATTGCAAATGTAGTTGCTTGTAGACCAGAGGGTATGAATGCTTATGGTAAAGTTATTGATAGAAAACCAACGTCAACTGAAATAAGACATTGTGGTGATAACTTTGATGCTATCGTTCAACATATTAAGCCAAGATTTATTGTAGCTTTAGGGGCTACTGCTTGTACCCGATTAAAAGTAAAGGGTGGTATTACAGCTGTTAGAGGGGTTATGTGTGAAACGGTTTACGGTAAAGTATTACCAATCTTCCACCCTGCTTATATTTTACGCTCTCCCAATTTTAAGGTTGAGTTTAAACAAGATTTGAATTTGCTTAAAAGTTTTATAGAAGGCAATGTTGATATTAAAAAGCCACAAGGGGATTATATAATTATTGAAGATCCAACTGAAATGGAAGCCCTTGAAGATGACATGAATTCAAGAAAAGCTTTTTCTTTTGATATCGAAACAGATGGCTTAAGATTTTTTGATAATGTAATTATGGGTATAGGATTCTGTAATCGAGTTGGTCAAGCGTACTATGTACCTTTGCATAAATCAGTTAGTAAAGAGCCCTACTGGGGTGAACATCAAGAAGACGTAATTGATTCCCTAAGAAGAATCATGACCAATTCGGTTAAAAAAATGGCTCATAATGGTAAGTTTGATGTAAAGTTTATTGAACACCAATGGGAAATAAAAGTTAGAAACTTTGCTGTTGATACAATGTTACTACATTATATACTTGATGAAAACCGTCCACATGGTTTAAAAACATTGGCAGGTTTTTATTTCCCTGAAATGAAGAATTATGACCAATACTTAAGGGAAGCTTTATCAATCAAAGCTTTTGATGAAGAGAGTTTTGGTAATGTACCTGTTGAAGTATTAGGCCCTTATTGTGCTATGGATTGTGAAACCACTTATAGATTAGCTAAAAAACTTGTACCCGATTTAAAAGGTAAACTCAAAAAACTATTCTATAACTTTTACATGCCTCTTTCAAAGGTATATACGGCAGGTGAATTGTTAGGGGTAAAAATTGATGTACCTTATATAGAGAATATCTATGCTGAAAATGAAGTAAAGATTGATGAAATTGAAAAGCAAATCTTTGAGCTAGCGGGTCAAGAGTTTAACATTGGTTCTACAAAACAATTAAATGAAATATTGTTTGAAAAGATGAAATACCCCGTTTTATTAGAAACAGCTACAAAAAAGCCAAGTACTTCAGAACTTGCTTTAAAAATGTTAATTAAAAAGCTCGGTTCAAAGGCTCCTATTATTCCTATGATACTGGAATTTAGGGGTTTGAAGAAAATGAATACTACATACTTAAAACCTATGCTTGCTAAAGTTGATTCTAACGACAGGATACACCCGTCTTTTCTTTTACACGGTACAGTTACGGGTAGGGTATCTTCTAAAGGTCCTAATATACAGAATATTCCAAGAGATCCAAGAATTAAAGGTATGTTTATACCTGAAAAAGGTTACAAGTTTGTTGAGATTGATTATTCTCAAGCTGAATTAAGAGTTATGGCTTTTTATTCAAAAGATAAATTAATGACTGAACAATATGTCAATGAACAAGATATTCACCTTGCTACAGCTTCTTTTATATTTATGAAAGATCCAAAAGAAATAACTAAAGAAGAACGTAAAACAGCAAAGCTTGTAAACTTTGGTTACTTATATGGTGCTACACCACAAAAAGCACATTCAAGTATTAACGAAAGGGTAGCAGCAGAGAAAGAAGTAATTACTCTTATTGAAGCTAAAAAGTTTAGAGAGAAATTCTTTTCTAATTACTTTGGAATCAATCGCTTCATTGCAAACACACGCAGGAATATATTGAAATTTGGTAAAATCAAAAGCTGCTTTGGTAGGGTAAGAAGATTACCGCAAGTAGAAAGCCCCCTTGATGAGAAAAAAGCTGAAGCTCAAAGACAGGGCTTAAATGCTTTAATTCAAGGTACAGCCTCAGATTTAACTCAATTAGCTCTGATAAGAGTACATAAATTTCTCTTACCTTATAAATCAAGATTCTTATTTACAGTGCATGATGCTATTGTATTTGAGATTCATGAAAGTGAAGTACATTTGATTGATGAAATAAAACTAAAGATGGAGGAACAAGTAGAGGGTTTCAAATTCCCACTTGTTGCTGATGTTGACATCTATAACAACCGTTGGGGTAATGATTAATGAAAATAGGAATGAAAGACCAAAAGAAAAAGCTTGTTAGAGACAAGGATGAATTTATAGATCCTTCTTTCTTTCATATTCAATTCTCTATTGGCGGGAAAGTATTTAAGAAAGCAGTTGATGGATTATTATCATTTGAAACGGAAAACCTTGATGATCTAACTGATGAAGATTTGGATAAAGCGCTTGATCATTGCTCATACTATAGATTTACTTTCTTAGCGGCAGCGGCTGAACTTGAAACAGCTATTGCAGTTAAGCAAAGAGAGTTTGATACTTGGAAAGCTGAAGCATCTACACAAGCTCGCCACATGTTAATTGATGAACGCATGGCAATGAAGCTGGACAAGAAAGTTCCAAATAATTGGTTGGGATCCATAACAAAAGAAGAAATCCACGGTAAATTATTAACAAATACAACATTTAATGAACAAATGACACAATACATGACAACACTTGACAACATGACAAAACAGAAAACAATATGCAACGGTTTAAGAGACATACTAAATGAAAGAGGTAGACACCTCCAATCACTCGGAAAACGTAGGCTTGAAAACCGACGCATGAGTTTCGGAGTAAAAGACTATGGGAGCCAATAGGTTTATAAAATACATTATGAAAAGATACAATGAAACCAAGATGGTTGGCAATAGAGTCCACCTATCTACATTAAAGCCCGGAGACCATTTTATATTTCCAAATTTATATAATGGAACGATCGGGGAATTAGTTGCTTGCGATATGAATGCTACAGTTAAATGGTTAAACCACCCTGATAAGATTAAGAATAAGAAAGAGATTATTGCAGCATCAGCAGAAGTATATAAATACGAATTATGATTATGTTTACAATACTATTTATACTCTTCATAGGTATAGTATTTATGATAGAGATGACAGACATTAAAAAAGAAAAAGAAAAACGGTTTGGGAAAAAGTAATGAAAAAGATTACAATTACAATCGCTGAGAATATACGGGTTAAACAATATGAGATTATTAAGCCTGCTATTTCAATGGAATATGAAGTTCCAGAAGGCGTTGATTTAGAAGAATTTTATCAGGAAAAGTATCGCGAAACAAAAAGATTATGGAATATGCACTTATATAATATGGTATATAATGTCGATGTCCGTAGGGATGCTAAAAATTTACATGAATACGTTGATAACATGATACTGGGACGGGAAAGATTTCCAGTATTTAAACTCGATAAAAAAGAGAAGGAGGCCCTATAATGGCTTTTAATGACACAGTATATAACCTTGAACGCACCTTGGAAGCAATTAAAGCTGACCAGGATAAGGTTGAAAAAGGCGTAAAAAGAGCAGCTCGAACAGTTAGAAAACATTTTTCTAGCATGGCTAAGCTTTGTAAGCAAGGCAGAATCGAAGCTCTTGAAATGACAAAAAAAGAACAGTAAACCGCGAAACAACAAAGGAGAAACCGCGATATGGAACTAGGACAACCTAAACACCTAAAGCAACAAACCGATGGAGGTGGATTAATCCGCACCCGTCTTGAAGAGGGCGACAATGTACACAGAGTACTATTTGGCCCTGTTAAAATCAGTCTTCAATATTACCCTACATTAGTTGAAGATGAAATGACTGGAGAAATGGTCCAGAAGATGAAAGTTCTTCGTAGACCAACCTCTGGTACTCCACTTGATACACTTTCTAGCCTTGAAAAAAGGATTAGAAGTCAAAGAGGGGAACAAAATGCAGGATCTTCATTAAATCCTTCTACTAAATGGCTTTATTTAGTAATGGATAAAAATGATCCGGATTACCCAGCAGTTAAAATAGTTGAATACCCTTATACGGTATATAAAAAGCTAATTGAACTGGAAGCGGCACATTCCGTAAAAGATTCATCTAAATTAAGACATGGGTTAATTTTCATGTGGGATGCAATCATTACTAAATCTGTTGACAAATCAAAAGGCATCAGATTCGGTACAAGTTACGATGTAACAGTTGACCCCGAAAATAGCTTCTCTGGTAAAGTACCAGTAAGTTATCTAGGAGCTTCAACTGCTGACTTAGGGGAAAAACTAGATTTAGAAAAGTTTTTCAAATCGGAAGAATACGAAGTTATAAAAGCCAGTGAATTAGATCTAGAAAAAGAGGGTGAACCTCATACTCAGGAAGAAATCAAACAATTACTTGCTGATTTCCCGATCTACTTAGGGGCAACAAACCCTGATGGCTCTTATAGATTCCCGTCTATTGAGAAGTTCCAAGAACAACTCGGTAAAATGGGAATTGACTTCTTATCAGGTGAAGGTGATCAACCTAAACTTGTTGGTTCAACAGAAAAACCAGCGGCTCGTAAGGTAGAAATACCAACAAGCAAAGCTGAACCTGTTGCTGATAAGGTTGAAGTTGAAGAAGCTGAAGCAGAAGTTGTTGAGGAAACTAAAGCTGAAGAACCAGCTAAAGAAGCTCCAACAAAATCTGATGATGATGAGGACTTTCCTGAATGGTAAAGAAGGCAACTTCTAAGCCGGTTGATAATATTACTGCTGCCCTTGATGTCTTGGGCGGCAGTGGTATACTGGCTTCAGAAACACGCAAACTAGACGTCATTCCAACTGAAATTGAAGGATTAAATAAACACGTACTTGGCTGCGGCGGTCTTCCACGAGGAAGAATTGTTGAGATGTATGCTAAGCCTTCGGTTGGTAAATCTACTTTAGCTTACTGGTTTATGGGTCAAGCTCAAAAATCGGGGGGCACAGCTGCTCTATTTGATGCAGAGGGTGCTTACCTACCTACCTATGGTGCTGCTTGTGGTATCGATAATGATAAATTGATTTTACCTGAATTTAATTTGGGTGAAGATGCTTTATATAAATTGAAACTATTAATTGCATCCGATGCTTGTGACATAATTGTTGTTGACTCTATGCCTGCATTACAACCAGGGGGGATGAGTGAACAAACTGAAGCAGTTTCATTGAAGATGAACCAAAGGCTTGAAAGAGCAAAGATGTTTACTATCTTCTTCAATGATTTAATGGGTGGATTTAAAGTCAAGTCACCTATTAAAGGTAAGGGCTTTATTAAAGATCCTACCACAGGAAATGATGTACATAAGATTTATAATAAGAAATGTACATTAATATTCATTAATCATGCTAAAGACAAGATCGGGGTTATGTTCGGGGAAAGAACATATACACCAGGTGGGGATGCAATTAACTTTGCTTCATCCATTAGGCTTGGTATGAGTTATATGAAAAAATCAAAGAAGAAAGATGAAAACGGTCAACCACTATTCAAACAAGTTAGAGTTAAAGCTCCTAAGAATAAGCTTGCTCCACCTCTTTGTGAATACGATTTAAAATTATGGAGAGATGGTAAAGTTGAATCCTTAGAAGAAGAGAAATTTGATGATGAAGAAATGGTTGATATGAATCTTGAAAGCAATGACGAGTAATATCAAAGAACAGTTTATTGCTGAAACCTTTGAAAGGTATAATCTAAACAGCTATCAAAAAGCTTGCATTGTTAAGGTAGTTGATGGCTGTATAGATTTAATTACTTATGAAACAGGTTCTAAAGGATTAAGCAATCCAGATACTAATACGCTGGCAGGATTAATTAAAGGACACATAACAAATATTTTAAACGTATTAGATGTTGAGAGAAACAATGGCAAAGAAAGATTTATTAAAAACTAGAGCAGATAAACCTATTGGGGATTACCCTTGGTGGAAGGGTGCTGATGATGTTAAAGATGATGTTACTCTTCATATCTCTTTACCTAGTTATGATGGTACATTAAGCTTAGACCAAGACGCTGCTTTGAAACAAGCTCTACAGACTACAAGCTTAGGGGATAGATTAAAAGTTGAGTTTAATTTTATTTCTAATGATAGTTTAGTATGCAGGGCTAGAGATAAGTTAGCTGCTACATTCCTATCGGGTGAATCAGAATGGCAATTACAAATTGATAGTGATATTATATTCCCTTACGGTATGGGTCAAAACCTTGCTTCTTATTATGCGAACTGGATGGATGAAGAAACCTTTAATCTATTTTTAAATGAAGGTGTATTTAGACTAGCTTTAACTATGAATGCTATTGATGAGATCTTAAGAAGTGGTATTCAAGACGGGAAAAAGATTGTTGGAGGTTATTACTTCTGGAGAGGTGGCAATAAGAACTTTAATGAATCCGGTTCTTTATTCGATCCGCTCAACGAAGAACGCTGGGAAATTGAATATAAACTTAGACCCGATAATTATATTGAAACTGACAGACTTGCTACGGGTTTTCTATTGACTCACCGTTCTGTATACGAAGCTATGGATAAAAAATACCCTGAGCTTGCTTATACACTACCAGCTATTATACCTGGTAAACCTACAATGGCTTACTATACCCCTAATATTACTGATGAGATTTATCAAGGTAAAGAAATGAGGTTTTATAGATCAGAAGATTATGCTTTTGGTTGGAGGGCTAAGCAATGTGGATTTGAACCCTGTTTAAATATGAATTTATTATTAGGCCACTATGGTAATACAGTTTACTCTTGGTTTGATAGGCCCGCTTTACAGAAACTAATAATTAGTGAATTTGATAATAAACGTCATTTCATTGAACGTCAACCAGAAGAAAATGAAACAACCTAATTTTTCTGAAAGATGGATGCCTGATTATCAAGTAGAAAACATACTAGCATTGTACGACGACAATGAAATTGCGAACCTATCGGGGATGGACATAGAGCTGGGTTGCTGGCAAGGATATAGTACTCATTCTATAGTAAATCATATTTACCCTAGTGAATTACAAGTAGTAGACCATTTTTTGGGTAACATTGATGAAAGCGCTACAGAGATTACAGTCTTATTAGCAGCTCAAAGAAATATTGAAAAAGAATTTAAAGATAATATGAAACTATTGACTAAAGGGAATTATAAGCTACATAATCAAGATTGTATTGCTTGGTTAATGGCAAATAAAGAACCAATTAGGTTTAGTCACATAGATGCTTCTCATGATTACCAATCTGTTTTTGAAACTATAAAGCTTGTAAAAGAACAAACAGTTGAAGATGGAATTATATGCGGAGATGATTTTAGAAAGTTACCTGTTGCTCAAGCAGTGGGTGACTCATTTAAAGATTTTGAAACTGATGGCCATAATCTATGGTGGGTAAAACATGAAGTATAGTTTATTAGTACTCTTAGCTGTACCCTTACTTGGCCAGGAATTAGTTGAAACACTTGATGGAGATCTACTGGAAATATGGGATACAAGGCAAACGCTCTTGATACACCCTGTTGGAGTAGATAAAGAATTAATCGAAATAGAAAAGGACTTATATATAGATGTTAAAAGCAGTGATAACAACGGATATACACCTAAGAACAACGGACAAGTATGGGAAAATCTTACCCTCTGGGAGGAACTCCCGCCTACAGGATTGTTTAGACCACTTAACAAAATCAGTGGATTACGCAATCAAACACAAAGCGACTCATTGGATTTGTCTAGGGGACGTATTCGACAAGATTAACCCCGCTGAAAGTTTAAGGAATGCTTTTGTTGAGGTACTAGCCCCACTTGTTAAAAAGAAGATACCAATTATTGTATTGATTGGTAATCATGATACCGATGCTAAAGTTTACAGTTTGATGACCGAGTCTTCAATATTCAATATGTTGGACTCAAATGCTATTACAGTATTAGACCAACCTTGTGAAATGGAATTAGAAGGTGTTGAAACTTTAATGGTTCCTTGGACTACTGATGATATAGTATCAGAACAACTTATGAAACATAAAAATAAAATTGTATTTGGCCACTGGGGCGTAGACGGGGCGCTTGTATCGGGCACTGAGTTTGTTTTAAGCTTAGGGGTAAGTAGCAAATTAATGGATCAGCATCGTTATACTTA